ATGTCGTTCTGGCATCGGTCACTGTCTGATGCAGAAATAACGCAGTTATACAACAATGGCAACGGACTTGACTATCCGTTTGGCATGGCGGTGGGAAGTAAAGCACACATGCCTTTATTTACTAGGGGCTAAAGTCTATGTGGGGCACACACTTATGGGGAGCAGCAATGTGGGGCAGCTCAGGTGAGTTGGCACCCTTCGCTTTGCCCCCGTCGTGTAGGTACTTTGCTGTGCCGTTTGAGGACCGTGTGCAAGAGATAGGTGCTGAAAATCGTTTTCAAGCCATAGCGGCTGAAACGAGAACGTCTAAACCAGTGTGTAGGACTAACTGATATGTCTACTTACGTTAAAGATCCCGACGCAGTATTAGACTATGGATTTGATTGGTCCGACTGGTTACGGACTAATGAGACGATCACGGCATCGACATGGTCGATAGATCCAAGTGATTCTCCAGGTTTGGCCAAGGATAGTGATAGTTTCGACAATACGGCCACAACGGCTTGGCTCAGTGGTGGTGAGGCCGATGAAGAATACGAGGTCACCAACCACATCACGACTTCCGATGGCCGTGAAGATGATCGCAGTCATAAGATTAAAGTGAGGCAACGATAATGCGAACCAAGGGGCCAGCAACGAATAGCGGGATAAATGCTAATCAACTCCAACGTATTAAGACGTTGGAAAATGTCGTGCTGCAAGGTGGGTTGCTCAGTCGTGGGTCGATGATGAGTCGGTTAGGTATGCAATACGGCACCGACCGCGATGTGTATCAGGCGTTAGGCTATCCGCTTAACTTGAGGTATGAAGATTTTGCCACCCGCTATCTTAGGCAAGATATTGCCAAGGCGATCATCAATCGTCCGGTAGAGGCTACATGGCGCGGCCCTGTTGAGATAGTAGAAACCGATGACGAGAAAGTGACTGGACTTGAAAAGGCGTGGCAAGAGTTAAATACCAAACTATCGTTGAAGTCGGCTTTCATACGGTTGGACAAGTTGGCCAGCCTCGGACGGTGGGGTGCTTTGCTGCTTGGCTTTGATGATGCCAGTAGGAGTGAAGATTTGGTAAAACCCGTCAGCTCGGGCAAGCATGAATTGCTGTACGTCAAGCCATTGTCCGAGATTAGTGCGAAAGTCTATAGTTGGGAAGAGAATGCTGCCAGCGAGCGATACGGTCTGCCGTTGGTATACGACGTATCGACGTATAGTCCTAATTCGCAGGGCAATGTATCAGGTGCTGCTGGCATGTCACGACAGATACAGGTTCATAATTCGCGCGTGATACACGTTCCAGGTGAATTGCTTGAAAGTGAAATTGAAGGTACTCCCGTTTTACAGGCCGTTTATAACCGTATGATCGACTTGGAGAAGTTGGTTGGTGCAAGCGCCGAGATGTTTTGGCGCGGTGCGCGTCCTGGCTATCACGGTAAGGTCGCTGAAGGATACACGCTCACGGAAGCTACTAAAACTGACTTGCAAGCACAGATCGATGAGTATGAGAACAACCTTCGGCGCATTCTAGTTAACGAAGGACTTGATCTAACCCCGCTGGCCATGCAAGTTGCGGATCCGCTAAATCACCTAGAGATACAATTACAAATGATAAGTGCCTGTACGGGAATACCGAAACGTATCTTAGTTGGCAGCGAACGTGGCGAATTGGCCAGCAGTGAAGATAAACAGAGTTGGTTGGAGACAATTCAAACTCGCCGTGATGATTATGCTGAGACGCAGATCATACGGCCATTCATTGCCCGATGCGCACAATATGGAGCCTTGCCAAAGCCAAAGAAGACCTATAAAGTTGATTGGTCCGATATATTTGCCGCGTCTGATTTGGATAAGGCGAAGATCGGACAAACTCGGGCTTCGGCGCTGCAGTCATACATGAATAATCCAGCTGCGGAGATTGTTGTGCCGCCGGAAGTGTTCTACGAATATATGCTCGGCCTTGACGAGGATGATATTGAACATATCAAGAAGGTGCATAAGGCGTCTTTGGAAAGTGGTGTAAGTGAGGAATTGAATGCTATACGTGAATCATTGGCGGCCCAACCCGCTGGTGGGGGTGGAAGGCAACCATCGCTAGGAGCACCAGCGGCGGGACACCCAGAACCGGTGGTTCCAACCGTGCAAGAAGAAAATGAGTAATATTACATTTTCAGTTAATGCGGTTACACGATATGATCCAACACGAACGCTAGTGTTGCGCAATAATTTCGCTAGGCGGTTTAGGGTCCAATTTAATGACTTGGCTTTATCCGTCCGCAATGCTATTGTTGACAATGGTATATTGAATACGCAAAATACTCCTGCTGAGAGGGTTGCATTTTTTATGGGGTGGTTTGATCGACAAGTGGGAGCTGGCCCACTCGATTCGTTTTTAGCTCGTCGTATGGGAACTATTGTCACAGAATCTTGGATGAATACTTACATACAATCCGCCTACCAACGAGGTATATTACGCGCTAGACAAGAATTAAGAAATAGTGTGCGTAGAGTGCCTACGATTGATGAATCTGGTGGCATGGCGGTAGTTTTTAACCAACCACAACATTTGAATATGGTTGACTTACTCTATGCTCGTGTTTATAATGAATTACAAGGAGTTTCTGCATTTATGTCACAGCAAGTAAGTCGAGTATTGGCTCAGGCATTGGCTGAGAATCTTAGTAATAGTGCAATAGCTCAATCTCTTACTCAGATAATTGTTGGACCTGCAAGGCAGCGGGCTCAATTGTTAGCTAGGACGGAAATTATCCGGGCATACCACACTGCTGTTGTACAGGAGTACCGGAATTGGGGAGTTGAAGGGGTTCGCGTTGAAGCTGAGTGGGTTACGGCTGATGACGATCGGGTGTGCGGGAAGTGTGAACCCCTAGAAGGTAATGTTTATTCTCTTAATGAGATCGAGGGAATGATACCTCTTCATGTTCAATGTCGTTGTGTAGCCATACCCGTGGCTATTACAAAAAATTAGGAGGATAATATGCCATGGAGCGTAAGTGATGTAGATTCCCACAAGAAGGGTCTATCGGCTCGTGAGAAACGCCAGTGGGTTACAGTGGCCAATTCAGTGTTAGCTAAATGTCTAGCTGATGGTGGCTCGGACAAGATCTGTGCGCCTAAAGCAATACGGCAAGCCAACGGTGTTGCTGGTAATGAAATGGCCGTTCATCAACTTCAGGCTGCCGAATATGTTATACGCAACGAACAGCATCAAGGGCATCCTAACATTGTAGTGCCTATCGTACTAATGGTAGAAGGGGTTCACAGCGGCAGTCATGGTCCACTGTTTCACTCTGCTGAAGAACTTGGCCGTTTCGTGCAAACATGGAATGGCATCCCCGTCGTCATTCAACACCCCGAACGTGAAGGCGTCAACGTCAGTGCCAATTCTCCCGATATCATAGATGAACAAACCGTAGGCCGCATTTATAACGCTTATATGGACGGCCCACGGCTACGCGCTGAAGCCTGGATCGATCTTGCACGCATCACTGAGGTTAGTCCAGAAACTTTGGCCATTATCCAAGCGCAGCGACGGTTGGATGTTAGTGTGGGCGTATTTAGCGAAGATGAACTCACTCCAGGTAACTGGAATGGTGAGGAATATGTCGGCATTGCCCGTGGCCACAGACCGGATCACCTAGCGTTGCTTCCTGGAGGACAGGGGGCTTGTAGTTGGGAAGACGGTTGCGGTGTTCGGGCTAACGCCGAAGAAGGAGGTACAAAGCCCTTGGGCAATAAAGCTGCTGAAAAAGTTGTCGAAGAGGACGATGAAGAGGAAGTTGACGAAATAGAGAACGACGCGACTTGCGCCGGTGGCGACGGCAAGAAGAAGAAAAAGAAAGACGTACAAGCCGACGCCGTGGAAAAGGTTCCAACTCTATTTGAGTTATTCAAAAAGTTGACAACCAACGGTTACACCGTGATGCAAACTAATGCGGAACTGGGGTACCGTGAGCGTATGTCAAAAGTCCAGTCTGTTCTAGACGCTATGGACAACAACGACAAGATGCACTTCCTGCAAGAAGTGTATGATGACACAGTTGTCTATGAAGTCATGACCAGACAGGGCGGTCCGCCCTTGCTTTACAGGCAGACCTACGAGGTAAACGACAAGGGGGAGGTTATGCTCACCGGCGTCGCTACATCTGTCATACGGCAGGTGTCGTTTGTTGTTGCTAACAATCCACAAACCAACTCTGACAAGGGAGGAAAAACGATGCCAGAGGAAAAAAAGAAATGCTGCCCTGAAAAGGTGCAGGCGCTCATAGCGAGCGAGCATGCGCCTTTTGAGGAAGCAGATCGTGAGTGGCTGGAGACATTGGATCAGCCTCAGATTGACAAACTCGTTACAATGGAACGTAACGCAGCCGTCAAGCCTGTGGTTGAACCAGTGACGGAACCAGAGCCAGTCACTAACGAACAGGCCGTCCAGGTGCTGCGTGAGCAGCTGAAGACGCCTGAGCAGTTCATCCAACTGTTGCCGGATGAAATGCGTGAGCAGATGACTTCCGCCCTAACGCTCCACAAGAGTGAGAAGGCGAAGTTGATCGAGACGATCAAGTCTGCTAGCTCATTTACCGACGACGAACTCAAAACCAAGACGATGGCGGAACTCAGCAAGTTGTCCGAAATGGCAAAGCCTCGGGACTACTCGGGGAAGAGCGGTGGTTCGCCGATGAAGACGAACGACGAGGACAACCTGTTGCTCCCGCCGGGAGTCGAATACAAACAGGAAGGAGGTAAGTCGTAATGCCACTGGTACCGAAGACAATTAAGTTGAAAAAGTATCTGGATGTAATCATCGAGAAGACTGCACATGAGACGATTACTCCTGGTATGTTGCTTGCCCTGAACGCTGACGATGAAGTGGCTGTGCATGCTGCTTTGGGTCAGGAAGTTGTGCCGGTCTTGTTTGCTCTGGAAGATGAACTTCAGGGTAAGGAGATCGATGACACCTATGCGTCTGGGCAACCTGTCCAGGTTTGGGTAGCGCAGCGGGGAGAAGTGGTTTTCGCCCTACTTAGCACCGACCAGGACGTACATATTGGCGATCCGTTGAAGTCACATGGTGATGGTTATCTTGAACTTTACCATTTGACTGATAGTGACGCCACGGGGCATCAGAACTCCATCGTAGGTATCGCTCTTGAAGCGATTGATACGAGCGGTAGTCCTGAATCGGCAGTTTCACGCATCAGGGTCATGGTCGCATAAAGGAGGTAGAGACCAATATGGAAAACACAAACATAGATTTCATCGGCCAAGGACGAACGGAGGGTGATGTCGCTGCTCTGTTTGCTTCTCAGGGTCGATTGGATCCAGGCTCGATGCGACCATTTGTTGGACAGGACGGTCGCACCTACGCCACTCTGTATAAGGGTGGCGATCCGAAACTTCCGCAGAGCTACCAGAGCGTTCCCCTTCAGACGAATGGGACGCTTCGGCGGGACGAGTGGAAGCAGTTGGATGACGCCATTCTGGGAATCAGCCGCAACCGACTTGGGGGCATTGATGACCTCGTATCGAACGGCTTAGTGTTCAGCTTAGGCAATGCTATGGGGACTACGGTCCTTGAATATCATGACATCAGTGATGCCATGACGGCAAACCTGAGCATGGACGGCGTGACTCGTGGGCTTGGCGATAGACCGGTCTACACGACCAACTATTTGCCCCTGCCTATTATTCACGTTGACTTCGAGATCAATATGCGTGTTCTTGAGGTGAGCCGTCGTAACGGTAATCCTCTTGACACGACAAGTCTTGAAGCCGCAACGCGGCGCGTGCTTGAGAAGCTGGAAGCCATGTTGTTCACCTCCACAACGTATACGTTTGGTGGTGGTACGATTTACAGCTATCTCAATCATACGTGGCGCAATCAGCTCACATTGCAGAAGCATTGGGATGATGTGGCCACTGGTGAGGAGATCCTTGAGGATGTCCGTGCCATGAAGCAGGCCAGCATTGACTCGATGCACTATGGTCCGTGGATGATCTATGTTCCGACTGCGTACGAAACGCGGCTGGACCAGGATTATAAGGATAATTATCCCAAGACTATCCGCCAGAGGATCATGGAAATCGCAAACATCAAAGGCATCAAGGTGGTTGATACTCTGCCTATCCACAATGTGTTGATGGTGCAGATGACGACCGATGTTGTGCGCTTGGTTCGGGGCATGCCGATTCAGGTTATCGAGTGGCAG